GCTGGCGGCGATGTCGAAGTGGATCACGGCGTCGGATGGTGCGAGCGTGCAGCAGGCGCGCGCGTTGGCTCACACGATCGATCGTCTCGAGTGGAAGGGCGACGACGTGCGGGCGCTGTCGGCGCACCGTGCGCTGTCGAGGGTGCTGCACGATCTCGGAGGTACTCCGACGGTGCGGATGCAGCATGAGCTCCGGTCGCTGAAGGCGGAGCGGAAGGTCGAGGGCGACGGGAAACCGTTGCCGGGGAACGTGTCGAAGTTGGAGCGGCCGGCGAAGCGTCGGGCGTCACGGTGAACGGAGCGATGATGGCTGACGAGCAGATCACGAAGCGGAAGGTGACGATGGTGAACGTCGTCGTCGTCGGGCTGGATGATGATGGGCGCGACGTGCTGCAGCGGCATGTCGCGACGGACTACGTGAATCCGGAGTTCCTCGAGGCGTACGTGGAGGATGCGCGGCAGCGCTGGCAGTCGGTGACGGTGTCCGACGAGCCGGACGCGGGGCCGGGCGGGTTCCACGGTCAGACGGTGGTTCCCGACACGCTGGATCACCCCGACGCGGGCACGATCCATGAGGCAACGAAGGGGAGCAGCTGATGCCGATCAGGAACGCATCGACCAGGAACGTGCTCGCGGCGGCGTACGGGACGGATAACCCTTGGGGGTGCCTGTTCACCGGTGATCCCGGTACGGCGGATGCTGCGACGAACGAAGTCACGGGCGGCTCGCCGGCGTACGCGCGCAAGGCGCTGTCGTGGGGTGCGCCGTCGGCGTCCGCGATCGTATCGGGTGCGACGGTGTTTGATGTCCCGTCGGGTACGACGGTGACTTACTTCGGCGTCGCGAGCTCGAGCACGGCGGCTGCGGCGACGGTGGGCGACTCCGTGTCGGTGACGTCGCAGGCGTTCGCGTCGCAGGGCACGTACACGGTGACTGCGACCTACACACAGTCGTAACGATCGATCGGGGGCTGTCCTGATGACTCGTTTCCAGAACACGGCGGAGACGGGGTATGCGGACGGTACGGCTGTCACCACGGCGAACAGTGACGACGGTGCGGCCGGCGATGCGCTCTCTCAACTCTCGACGTCGGGCGGGCCGCTCACGTACTCGACAACGAATCCGAACGGGGGCGCGCTGTGTTTCCGGCAGGACGTCGGGACGAGCGGTAACGCTTATCTTCGATTCGGCCCGGTCGGGGTCGGCGGAACGCTCGCGCAGCGCATCTATTTCCTGATCGAGTCGGAAGCATTCACCGGCAATAACACGGTCATTCGACTGCTGAACGGCTCGGCCGCTGCGATGCTCCAGCTGCGCCTCACGTCGTCGCTCATCCCCCAGTATCTGAATGGCGCCGGCTCTGCCACCGGAATCTCGGCAGGTTCGACGGCGCTCTCAGTCGGCGTTTGGTATCGACTCGACGCGTGGGTTACACCGGGCACGACGACGACGACGGGACGCGTTTCTGCGGACCTGTACGTGGGGCACGATACGACGTCGATCTACCATTTCGACTCCGTCGCGTTCAATGCCGGCACGGCGCAGACTCCCAGGTCGATCGAGTTCGGGCGTTCCTCAACTGCGGCCGGCGCGTTCATCATCCGGTCGGACGACATCGCTACCGATGACGGGATCGGGGAGTCCTACATCGGGCCGTCGGTTGTCCCGGCGTTCGGCACTCCGACGCTGTCGGGTGACGGGCAGTTGGGCACGCTCGGATCTCCGGCGCTCGCGCGGCCGGCGGCGCTGGGCGGTTCGGGTCAACTGTCCGCGCAGGTAACCCCGCGCGTCGCACGTACGGTCGCACTGTCTGGGTCTGGGCAGTTGGGCGCGGTCGGCGTCGCACCGGGGCTTGTGTCGCTGTCGGGTTCGGGGCAGTTGTCCGCGTCGATCCGCGTGGGGTTCGCTCGCGCTGCGGCACTGTCGGGCGCGGGCGCGCTGACGGTGCTCCCGATCGCGGGGATCCCTCGAGCGATCGCGTTGGGCGGTTCGGGTCAACTGTCGGCGGGGCAGATCCGCGCCGGCATGGCGCGCGCGGTCGCGCTGAGTGGTTCGGGTCAACTGAGCGCGGGTGTCCGCGCCGGCACGGTCGGGATCGCGGCGCTGTCGGGTTCGGGCCAGCTGGTCGCGGTCGGCGTCGCACGGCAACCGGGCATCGACCACGATTTCTCCGTCGTGTCGGCGGAGACGGGATCGTTCACGGTGGGCGCCGCGCTCGCGGCATTCAGCGTGGATGGGATCTCGTTCCATCCATTCACGATCGAAGGGGCGTCGATATGAAGCTGCTGAGCAGCGGGCGTGAGTTCCTCACGCTGGGCACGTCGGACACTTCGGCCGGCGGTGTCCTCGAAGTCTCGTTCGATGACGCGACGACGTGGCATCCGCTCGAGGAGGTCGATCCGACGCACGCGCGGGTGCTCGTCGCGGGGCCGGACGCGGAGTCGAATCCGGTGGACACGGTCGTTCTCCCGATCGGATCGTATGAGGTTCTCGTGCGTTGGACGATCGACCAGGAGGCGACGATCCGTGAGGCTCCGGATCATCTGCACATCACGACGGACTGACACACAATCGGGGGCATCCGATGGCAACAACGACACGACCGGCGGCGCGGGCGCGCAGCACACGGAAGGCACGTCCGAAGCGGTTCGGGCATCAGGTGCCGCGGCTGTGGACGCGTCCGCTGCGCCGGCTGACTCCGACGACGTCGCTGGGGTTCGAGGTAATCGAGTTCTGGATCTGGATGCGGAGCCGTCTCGAGGAGCTCGAGGCGACACGCTCCGCCGATGACGACACGGAGTATCTGGATCTGCTCCCGCCGATCGCGGAATGGCAGCGCTGGCTGCTGATCCACGCGCTCGAGTTGCTCCCCGGCAAGGGGTCCGTGTTCCGGTTCCGGACGGTGATCCTGCTCGTCGCACGGCAGAACGGCAAGAGTACCGTGATGACGGTGCTCATCTTGTGGCGCATGTTCCAGGACGGCGCGCGGATGGTGCTCGAGACGCACGCGACGATCGATCACGCGCGGAAGGCGTGGGAGGAAGCGGTCGCGATCGCGGAGGCGATCCCGGAGCTGAACGACGAGATCGCACGCGTGAACCTGTCGAACGGCTCGGAACTGCTGAAGCTGGACGGCGGGAACAAGTTCAAGATCGCGTCTGCGAACCGTCGAGGCGGGCGCGGTTTCTCCGGTGACTTCATCATCTTCGATGAGCTCCGTGAGCATCAGACGTGGAACGCGTGGAGCGCGACGTCTAAGACGACGATGGCACGGTCGCGCGCGCAGGTGTGGGGCGTGTCGAACGCGGGTGACTCCGCGTCGATCGTGCTGCGGCATCTCCGCGCTGTGGCGATCGCGGCCATCAAGGGCGAAGCGCTCGAGAACGTTCCGGAGGAACTCCGAGACGAGATCGACATCGATTCGATCGGACTGTTCGAGTGGTCGGCGGGCACGGTCGATGGAACCGATGAGGGTCAGCCGCGCGGGATCTGGGATCGTGAAGGCTGGGCCGAAGCCAATCCGGGGATGGGACGCAACATCGAGGAACGCGCGATCGCGAATGCGGCTGCGACGGATCCGGAATGGGAGTTCCGGACGGAGGTTCTGTGTCAGTTCGTGAACTCCGTGGGGACGGGTCCGTTCCCGTCGGGTTCGTGGGCGAAGATCACGGTTCCTGCGGAGGAGATCCACCGGGATCCGTCGAGGCCGGCGTGCTACGGGATCGACATGTCGCACGATCGGACGATGGTCTATGTCGCGCTGGCGTTCTGGGATCTCGACGGGCGGATGCGGGTGGAGCTCGTCGCCGGCCGCGCGGGGTCGGAGTGGCTGATCCCGTGGCTGCTGTCCGAAGATCGGAAGGTCGCGCCGGCGTACGTCACGCTGCAGTCGAAGGGCGCGCCGATCACGTCGATGATCGAGAAGTTCGAGAAGGCGGGGATCGCGCTCGTCCCGTGGGAGGGGCAGACGCTCGCAGGCTGGCACGGCACGTTCTACGATCTCGTCCGGGCTGCGGTCGCTGACGATCACGTGGATGGGGATCCGTTCCCGCTGACGCATGGCGTGCAGCCGGCTCTCGACGTCGCGGCGACGTCGGCAGTCATCAAGGCGATAGGCGACGGCTGGGTTATCGATCGGCGTGGATCTCCGATGGACGCGGCGCCGCTGCTCGCGGCGATCGGCGCTGTCGGGCTGCTGTCTACTAATCCGGCGCCGGCGTTCGTCTCCGCATACGAGACATCCGGCCTCATGGTCGTTTGATGGAAGGTGGGCGCGCGTGAGCGCATTTAACGCATTCGGGCGGATCATCGAACGACGTCGAGTCGTGGTGAATCTCTCGGACGGATCCGCGATCGACGGGATCCTGTTCAAACAGGATGGGCCGCTGCTCGTTCTGAAAAACGCGTCTTACCTCGAGCGCGGCGCGCAGCCGCAGTCACTCGACGGGGACACGATCATCGAACGCGAACGCGTCCTGTTTATCCAGGCGCCGTGAGGAGGCACTGATGGTGTTCGCAGTCTCCGACGGCTCAATCCGCGCAGTGGACAAGCCGTCGTATCAGGCGCCGCGCGCGCTGCGGCTGAATGACGATCTGACGCAGGACTACGCGACGATCTACCGGAAGCAGCCGGAAGTTCGGACCGTGGTCGATTTCCTCGCACGGAACATCGCGCAGCTGCAGCTGCAGTCGTTCCGCCGCATCTCGGACACGGACCGGGAGCGGCTGACGGATCACCCGATCGCGCAACTGCTGAGCCGGCCGAACAGTTTCACGACGCGTTACCGGCTGATCCGCGCGCTCGTGTCGGATCTCGCGATCTACGATTACGCGGGCTGGCTCAAGACATTCGAGAACGGTCAGCGCGTGCTCGTGCGCCTGCCTCCGCGTCTGTTCAAGCCGGCGCAGGGGACGAACTGGCTGCGGCCAGAGGCGTTCGACGTCGAGGGTTCGCAGGGCAAGACGACGCTGGATGCGTCCATGCTCGTCTACTTCCACGGGTACAACCCGGAGGACGAGCGACACGGGCTTTCCCCGATCGAGTCGCTGCGGCGGGCGCTGTCGGAGGAGTGGGCCGCGGGTCAGATGCGCGAGCAGATCCTCCGGAACGGCGCGCGCGTGTCGGGGTACATCTCGCGTCCGCAGGGTGCGGAGTGGTCGGACACGGCGCGGAACACCTTCCGCGATGGATGGCGATCGCAATACGGCGGATTCACTGCGACGGAGGCCGGCGGCACTCCGGTACTCGAGGACGGGATGACGTTCATCCCGGCATCGCAGACGTCGGAGGAGCTCCAGTACATCGAGGCGCGGAAGCTGACGCGCGAGGAGGTCGCGAGCGCGTATTTCATTCCTCCGCCCATGATCGGGATCCTCGATCATGCGACGTTCGGGAACATCCAGGAGCAACACAAAATGCTCTACCAGGACACGCTCGGACCGTGGCTGCAGGAGATTCAGCAGGAGGTCGAATTGCAGATCCTCCCGGATCTGCCAGACACGGCGAACGTCTATGTCGAGTTCAACATGATGGAGAAGTTGCGCGGCTCGTTCGAGGAGCAGGCGGCGCAGCTGCAGACATCCGTCGGCGCTCCGTTCCTCACCCGGAACGAAGCGCGCGGGCGGGCGAATCTCCCATCCATCGAGGGTGGAGACGAGCTCGTGGTGCCGCTCAATGTGCTCATCGGCGGGCAGGCGTCTCCGACGGACTCCGCGCCGGATGGCGCGCTGTCGTGGCGGATCCCGTCGAAGGCTCGAGCGATCGAGTCGAAGGCGCGCCCAGCGCCGGCGTACGTGTCGAAGGCGGAGGACGTTCTCCGGAAGTTCTTTGCGCGGCAGGAGGCGTCGGTTCGTTCGGCGCTGGGCGCGAAGGCGGATGCGGAGTGGTGGTCGGAGGAGCGGTGGAATTCCGAGCTCGCGGCGGCGCTCTACCCGGTGTCGGCGCTCGTCACGACGGAGACGGCGCGGAAGCAACTCGAGCGCATCGGGCTGGATCCGGATGAGTTCGACATCGATCGCGCGTCGCAGTATCTCGTCAATGGGGCGAAGATGACGGCTGCGAGCATCAATGCTGTGACGAAGGCGCAACTGGATGAGGCGCTCGAGGCGGAGGAGGCGCTGGACGAAGTCGCGCACGTGTACGACGTGGCGAAGTCATCCAGGGCGGCGCAGGCTGCGGGCACGTTCGTAACGGCGCTCGCGGGATTCGCATCCGTCGAGGCAGTCGAACAGGTCCGGGGCACGCGCAGCGCGTCCAAGACATGGCAGGTCACGTCATCCAATCCCCGCGCGTCGCACGCTGCGATGGACGGTGAAACGGTTCCCATCGATCAACCCTTCAGTAACGGCGCGAACTGGCCGGGGGATTCCTCCGCGCTGGACGTCGATGAGATCGCAGGCTGCAGTTGCGCAGTCAGCATCACGTTTGAGGAATAGGAGGCGACGCAGATGCTCACGAAGTCATGCGGCGTGAAAGTCAAAGCGGCCGGCGCGGACGACGATCTCGAGGAAGGCGTGTTCGAGGCGATCGTCTCCGTGTTCGGCAACGTGGATTCCTACGGGGATCGCGTCGTCAAGGGCGCATTCGCGAACACGCTGGAGGAGTGGAAGTCCTCCGGCGATCCCATCCCGGTCTACTGGTCGCATCGGATGGACGATCCCGATTACAACATCGGGCACGTCCTCGAGGCGAAGGAGACGGATGAGGGTCTGTGGGTGAAAGCGCAGATCGATCTCGAGTCTCCGAAGGCGGCGCAGGTGTTCCGGCTGCTCAAGGGCCGGCGGGTCACGCAGTTCTCGTTCGCGTACGACATCGAGTCGTATCGCGTCGTGAAGGGCGCCGACGACGCGGATTCCGTCTGGGAGCTCGAGCAGCTGAAACTCTATGAGGTCGGCCCGACTCCGATCGGGGCGAATCAGGAGACGGAACTCCTCACTGTGAAGGCGGCGGGGCATCACGCGTCGCATCTCGCAGCGGAGGTCAAGGCCGGCAGGGTGCTGTCGGCCAAGAATGAGGGCGAGTTGCGATCGGCGTACGCGGCGATCGGCAACGTTCTATCCGCCCTCGAGCAAGACGACGAGAAAGCCAGCGTCAGCGAACCGGACAAGATCGATGCCCCCGCGGGCGGCAAGATCGATGATCCCACGCGCGCGACGTCCGCTGCACTCCGACTCACGCAACTCGAGATCGCAGAACGCGATCTCGCAACTCTCGAATAGGAAAGGCGAATCCATCATGGATCCCAAAGAGAAGATGCGCGCGGAGCTCAAGGCAGCGCGCGACATCGCAGCGAAGGCAGAGGCCGAGAACCGCGATCTGAACGACGCGGAGCAGGCGCAGGTGCAGGCGCATCTCAAGGAGTACGACGCCGGCAAGAAGGCGCTGCAGGCGGTCGCGGACTCCGACGCCGTCAAGGCGGAGCTGGCGCGGATCGGACTCGATCTCGGACTCGAGCAGACGCCGGAGGCGAAGGCGCAGCCGCAGCAGTTCGTCACCCCGACGCGACGGAAGTCGCTGGGGCAGATGTTCGCGGAGTCGCCGGAGTACAAGGGGTTGATGTCGCAGTTCGCGGGCGGCTCGATCCCGAACGGCACGCGCATCCAGTCGGCGCCGATGGGCGTAAAGGCGCTCATCACGGGCACGTCCAACAC